AAAGGCAATACGTTGATCCTGTTTAGTCGGGTTGCCGCACATGGAGAGGTTCTTTTCAACCTCATAAATACTGATGACCGGAAGGTATTTTTTATTCATGGTGGAGTTGATGTCGAAGAACGGGAATCAGTTAGGTCTATTGCAGAGACTGAAAACGACGCCATCATCATCGCTTCTTTCGGAACTTTTTCAACAGGTATCAATATAAAGAACTTACACAACGTGGTCTTTGCATCACCAAGTAAGTCTCGAATCAGGACACTTCAATCAATCGGGAGGGTGCTACGGAAGAGTGATTCTAAATTGAATGCAACTCTATACGATATAGCAGATGATTGTAAGAAGGGTCAAAAAACAAACTACACGCTGAACCATCTTATAGAACGTATCAAATACTATAACGAAGAAAAGTTCAACTATGACATCATCCAAATCAAGCTCTGACAATCCATATGACGAGTTCATAGCAGCAGTCAAGCTGGTTTCTGGTGAGGAGATTCTTTCTACGATTATGGTTATTGCAGATGATGACGATAAAGTCATCTTTGATAATCCTATTATCTGTGAAGAAATCCGTTCAAGAGGAGGTAAAGGCACTCCAGTGGGATATAAGTTTGAACCTTGGATGAGAATGACAGACGAAGAAGTCTTCATTGTAGATATGGATCGTATTATTACTATCTCTGAAATAAAAGATGAAGATGTAATCAGTACCTATAAGAACATTATTGCATCAGGATTCACTAGAGAACATCCTGAACTCTCTAAAGAGATGGGGTTTATAAACACAGTAGAGAAAGCAAGAGATACCTTTGAAGGAATCTATAAGGCAGAAGATGCCTCTAAGAATCCTAAAGATGCTTTATAGTGTTCTAAAGTAAGCTATAGCGTCCCGATCAACCCTGACAGAGTTAGTCTATATGCATTCTGCAGTCTTGTCAAGCTGTGCTATACTATGAAGATGAAGATCCAATAAGATGACCCGAAAGCGTTCTGAACACTACGTAAATAACAAAGAGTTTCTTGTTGCGATCATTGCTTACAAGCAAGAGATCTCTGATGCGGAGGTACTTGGGAAACCAAAACCCCGCATTACAAACTATTTGGGTGAATGTTTTTTGAAGATAGCAACGCATCTATCTTACAAACCAAACTTTGTCAACTACATGTTCAAAGATGATATGGTTTGTGATGGTATTGAGAACTGTGTCCAATACATCAACAACTTCAACCCAGAGAAGTCTAAGAATCCTTTTGCTTACTTCACTCAGATCATTCACTACGCTTTCTTGCGTAGGATTCAGAAGGAGAAGAAGCAGTTAGAGATCCGTCAGAAGATCATTGAGCGGTCAGGGTTTGAGGAAGTGTTTTCTACTGATGACAACTCCAATCATTCTGAGTACAATTCCATCAAAGATGCAGTTCAGTACAGGAACAACTACCGATGAACATTCTTTTTGAAAAGTGCGAAAAAGAAAAAGCAGAAGACAGAGGTCTTCCTTACACTGCCTATTTGATTACATACAAAGTCGATGGAGTTGAGACATACGACATTGCTACCTGTGGAAAAACTACCGATCTGTTTGACCACTATTACGACACCTATAAAAAAGATTTTATTAGGTTTGACCAAGCACAAGGTAGAGTCAGTCCTAAACTTTACGGTTACAAATCTCCAGAAACTTCTAAAAAACGGTAATGGCTTTTTTAGTCCACAACTTACCTCCTATACCTGTCAAGGTTAGGAAAGAGTTTCTTTATGATCATGAATATGGACATGGAGAATTTACTGAAGGTATTTGGGTAAGTGTCAAGAGTGTTCAGTACAAAGCACTTTATTTTGAAACTATGCTTCCTGAGTATGGTGCTTTATTTGATAAACTACCTTTGAGTGCATTTGTTTGGAAAGAAGATCATGGCGATCTTTCACTAGATACGCTACAATTGTGGGACTGCTTTGATTACAATCTTACTGTAATTGAAAAACCTATACTTTCACGTTGTGAATTCTTTGGTAAAGATAAGCAGATGCACCCTGGTGAATACATGTTCACCATAGATACTTGCCATAGCGAGTCATCTACACTAGACACTGGTTTCAGTCAAGATGATCCTGAGCACAAGTCTTTCAACATCATTAGACTTGACAACGGACAATTTGCTGCTCAACCAAACAATCGTGTCATCTGGAAAGACATGAGTCTTATTCCAGCAGGCACAAAAATGCCAGACTTCAAAGTTTGTACTCAAAACTACCGAGTTGAAAACTCGGATAAGTGGACAGTAGGACACTCTGAAGAATGGATGTACAAAACAGAGGACGGAGCATGAAAATTCTCACTCTTGAGGATTACGAAAAGGCTGGTGAATTATTCTGGCCAAAGTATTGGTACGTTGCTAAGGAACTTGGCGAAGGTGCTAAATCAGAAGACATCTTGAAAGTCATGGAGTCACTCGGTGGGGTTGCTCTAAAACTTGCAACAGAAAATAAAGAAGGACCCTTTGGTTTCAACAAAAAAAATGATCAATGAAAGTTGCTATCATCACAGACCAGCACTTTGGATTCAAGAAAGGATCCAGACTGTATCATGAATACTTTCTAAAATTCTATGAAGAAACTTTCTTTCCTATGTTGGAAAGAGAAGGTATCAAAACTGTACTTGACCTTGGAGATACTTTTGACAACCGTAAAGGTGTTGATTTATATTCTCTGGACTGGGCGAAAAGAAATTATTTCGACCGTCTTCGATCTATGGGGATATCTGTGGTTTCTGTTGTGGGCAATCACACCGCCTTCTATAAAAACACTAATGACATCAATACTATCGATCTACTCTTACGAGAGTACGATAACGTTCGTATTATTGGTGACTGCGAAGAAGTAGATATTGGTGGTCTTCCTGTTCTATTCATTCCTTGGATCAATCAGGAAAACAAAGAGCACACATATAAAACAATCAAAGAGTCCAAAGCAAAAGTTGCTATGGGTCATTTGGAACTCAATGGTTTTGTTGCTACTCATGGTCATGTCATGGAGCATGGTAATGACATTGAGGTTTACAAGAAATTTGACCGTGTTCTTTCAGGACACTTCCATACTCGGTCTAGTAATGGACAAATCTATTACATCGGTAATCCATACGAGATGTTCTGGAGTGATGTAAATGATAAGCGTGGGTGTGTGATTTTCGATACCGAAGACCTCACCATGAATAACGTAGATAATCCAAATACTTTATACAAAGTGATCAAGTATTCTGACACTCCCCGTCAGTTGTTCAAGTTCAGTGAGTATTCGGTAAAGATTGTCAAGGTAGTTGTATTCAAGAAGAGTAGTGATAAAGAATACAATCGTTTTATGGCGGCACTTGCAAAGGTAAACCCAGTTGAGATCAAGGTTATTGAAAAGTCAGAGTACATCTTTATGGATGCTGACTTTGCTGAACAGACAGAAGATACTATGACTCTGTTGAATAAGTACGTAGATGAATTAGAGACAAATCTAAATAAATCTAAGATCAAAGATATACTTACTGAAGCATACCAACTAGCGTGCGAGGGTATCTAAGTGCACATAATCACCCCGATAGAAACTAAGAACGAAGGCGCATTTGCCGTTGTTGATGAAACGGGTGAGAAAGTTGTATTCTTTTTTGTAGAACGTGACGATGCAGAAAGATATGTTATGATGTTAGAATGTAATGGACTCGATTCTGAAATGGAAGTTGTAGACATTGCTGACAAAGCTGCTATTGCAGCATGTGAACGAACGGGTACTAAGTACGCGATCATCAATAAGAATGACCTTGTAATCCCTGTTGAATGATTCTCTTCAAAGAAATTCGTTATAAAAACTTTTTATCATCTGGGAATCATTTTACTAAAATCAATCTAGACACAAGCAAGGATACCTTGATTGTTGGTCAGAATGGTGCAGGTAAAAGTACAATTCTTGATGCACTGACCTTCTCACTGTTTAGTAAACCTTTTCGTAAGGTGAACAAACCGCAACTGGTCAACAGTGTCAATGAACGTGACTGCCTAGTAGAAATCTTGTTTGTCATTGGCACGACTGAGTACAAGGTGGTTCGTGGAATCAAACCTAATATTTTTGAGATCTATAAAGACGGATCTAAATTCAATGAAGATTGTGATGCTAAAGAGCAGCAGCAATTCCTTGAAAAGCAAATCCTCAAACTGAACTACAAATCGTTTACTCAGATCGTCATCCTGGGTAGTGCTAGTTTTGTACCGTTCATGCAACTCTCAGCAGCA